GTGATAGAATCTTTTATATAAAAGAATTGAAAAAAGTTCCAATTGACACTTATAAAATTAATAATTTTGATTTACAAACAATTGATGTTCGTTGGACCAATTTGTGTAATTTTGCCTGTGTATATTGTAGTGAACAATTTAGTAGTAAATGGGCCAATGAACTTAAAATCAAAATAGAAACTCCGGCCGACAAACAATTGTCGGAATTCCGAGAATATATCTATCGTCATGCTAAACAACTCAAACATGTTTATCTTGCTGGCGGCGAACCTCTGTTAATGAAAGAAAATTTAGAATTACTTCAAGAATTGAACCCAGATGTTAATCTAAGGATTAACACTAATCTCAGTAAAGTTGATACTGGGGTGTTTGATGCTATTTGTAAATTTAAAAATGTTCACTGGACAGTAAGCGTGGAAACCATAGAAGAAGAATTCGAATACATACGGTTCGGTGGCCGATGGGCTGATTTTTTAGAAAATCTAACTACGATTAGTAAACTGGATCATAAGATAAGTTTTAATATGTTATGGTTCTTGCTAAATTATGACAGTGTATTCGGGTGTGTCACTTATCTTAAAGATCTAGGATTCCACAATAACAATTTTATTATCGGAGCATTACTAACTCCCGATTATCTAAACATTAGACATTTGCCAGAAAATGTGTTAAACTCGTTGAAGTTGAAATTACAATTAGAAATCAATGAAAATCCAGGACATCTGCTCGAAGATAGCTATCGTAATATGTTACACTATATAATGCAACCAATTGAAAAAAATCTAACAAACTCGTTTGAACAACTAGCAGTGATGGATCAACGTCGTGGAATAGACAGTAGCATAATTTTTAAAGACTTATACAAACTTAAAGAAGGAAAATAATCATGGCAAAACCATTTGACGTAAGTAAATTTCGTAAAACAATTACGAAAAGTATTGAAGGCCTAAGCGTGGGCTTCAATGACCCAACTGACTGGGTGTCAACAAACAATTTCGCACTGAACTATCTTATCAGCGGAGATTTCAACAAAGGTATTCCGCTGGGCAAGGTAACAGTATTTGCAGGCGAATCCGGTGCCGGTAAGAGTTTTATCTGTTCTGGCAACATCGTCAAGAATGCACAGGATCAAGGTATCTTTCCTATTTTGATTGATACTGAAAATGCACTAGATGAAAAGTGGTTGCATGCCCTGGGTGTCAATACCGGAGAAGATAAGTTGCTGAAACTTAATATGGCCATGATCGATGATGTGGCTAAAATGATCAGTGAGTTTGTCAAGGAATACAAAACATTGCCTGTAGAAGGCCGACCCAAAGTCTTGTTTGTGCTAGACAGTTTGGGCATGTTGCTGACCCCTACTGATGTTAATCAATTCAACGCAGGCGATATGAAAGGTGACATGGGCCGTAAGCCCAAGGCACTGACTGCACTTGTTCGTAATTGTGTAAACATGTTTGGCGACTTAAACTTGGGTTTAGTTGCAACCAATCATACCTACGCCAGTCAGGACATGTTTGATCCGGATGACAAGATCTCTGGTGGACAAGGCTTTATCTATGCCAGCAGTATCGTTGTGGCCATGCGCAAGCTCAAGCTCAAAGAAGACGATGACGGTAATAAGATTTCTGAAGTCAAAGGTATCCGTGCTGCTTGCAAGATTATGAAAACACGCTATGCCAAACCGTTTGAAAGTGTACAAGTAAAGATCCCTTATGAAACAGGCATGAATCCCTATAGTGGCCTAACTGATCTGATTGAAGGAAAAGATTTGCTCAAGAAAGAAGGTAATAGTCTTGTGTATACCACAATCGACGGAGAGATTATCAAGAAGTTCCGCAAAGGATGGGAACGCAACGATGATGGTTGCTTGGATACTGTGATGACAGAAATTACCACAAATCCACATTTGATTTCCGGGCGCAAACCCGAGGAAGCACCTGTGATTGATGAGTCAACTGAAAGTGTAATGGAATAATGACAGCAGTAATTTGTTTTATAAAAATTTAAAACAAATTACTCTGGACTAACTACATTATCACAAGGAACGATACCATGAGTATAGATTTAGATGGATTGGGTGAAGTTTATCAAGCCCTTAAACAATATATCCCGCAAAAAGACAGGCAAGATGCCAGCGATAATCTAATGAGCATATTAGTTGACTTGTTGGGAGATGCTGACCTTGCTGAGTTTGCTGGAATTGACTCGTATACCAAACGCAGCTTGCAAGAGTTTGCGCCCGATGTACTTGAAGACGAAGACGCCGAAGACGACTACGAAGAATAACTATGTGGTATAATAAGGTCGTTGCAGATCTGGGTAATATACCAGCCTTCATTAATTACTATGAAAATGAATTAGTAGAGGGAAAATACGATTGCGGAGTCAAAGGCAATCTGGAAAAAAGTATCGCAGGATTGCCTGGCATTACTGAACATCGGTTTAATCAGCTGCAAGAAATTGAAGCAGTGCTCAACTATCTCAACATTCAATTACGCAAGATCCGTAAGAAACATTTTCAAAAGTATTTAGAAAACTACAACAGAGCGCTGACCAGTCGTGATGCAGAAAAATATGTAGACGGCGAGGATGAAGTTATTGACTTTGAAACTATTATTAATGAAGTGGCTCTTGTTCGTAATAAATGGTTGGGCTTGTTAAAAGGTATCGAAAGTAAAAACTTTATGCTGGGACATGTGACCAGACTGCGCACAGCCGGGATGGAAGATGTGGTCATATGAACATTTTTAAGTCTGACACAGACAGTCATCAACATAGTCTCGAGACCCTGAATCTCATTGCCAACTATGACGACTTCATGGACAGTATAACCACAATCTGTGACATGGGTTGTGGGATTGGTCTTGATCTTGCGTGGTGGGCAACAAAAACTTATTTGGATGAGAATGGCGCAGAGCGACCACACAACTATAAATGTTTGGGTTTAGATTTAGACCTCAGTAGAGCCGCCGTCAACACTGACAACATGCGTATCATGCAGGCCGACTTTGAAGAATATAACCAAAATATCCGAGCCGATGTTATATGGAGTCATGATAGCTTTAGATATGCTACCAACCCACTGGACACATTAAAAAATTGGAATCTGCAGATGAACGCCAACGGCATGTTGGTTTTGATTGTACCACAGACTATCAATATTACCTATAACAAACCCGTTGTTCGCAGTTTACCCGGGAATTATTTTCATTACACCATCACAAATTTGCTATATATGTTGGCAGTCAATGGATTTGATTGTCACGATGGACATTTTGTAAAGCATCCAAATGATCCTTGGATTCATTGTGTGGTTTATAAAAGTGAACACGAGCCTATGAATCCAAAGACAACTTCTTGGTATGATTTGTGCGAAAAGAAGTTGTTGCCCGAGACTGCCATGAACAGTATTCGAACATTTGGATTATTGAAACAAGAAGATATTCAAACTCACTGGCTCAGCGGCCAATTTTGTAACTGGAATCAAGTATGAAAATAGTATTAGTAACTGGTGGCTTCGATCCACTACACTCCGGACATATCTCCTATCTGACAGCAGCCCGACAACTCGGTGATAAGTTAATAGTGGGGCTGAATAGTGACGAATGGTTGACTCGTAAAAAAGGCCGCCCATTTATGCCTGTTACTGAGCGTTTGGCAGTGATAGAAAATTTACGCATGGTAGATCACTGCATCCTATTCAACGACGATGATGGATCCAGTATTGAAGCTATTCGCAATGTACAGATGTTGTATCCCAACGATGAAATCATTTTTGCCAACGGCGGCGATCGAACAGCAACCAACATTCCCGAAATGGTAGCGCAAGATGTGATTTTTAAATTTGGGGTAGGCGGCGACGATAAAAAGAATTCTAGCAGCTGGATACTGGAAGAATGGAAAGCCCCCAAAACTCAACGAGCCTGGGGATACTATCGTGTGCTGCACGAAGTGGGCGCTAATACCAAACTCAAAGAACTCACTGTGGCACCCAAGACCTGTTTGAGCATGCAACGTCATGATCTAAGGCAAGAATTTTGGTTTGTGGCTCAAGGCACAGCTACAGTGTACACGCTGGAAGAGACCAGCACAGATCGTGATGTCAAATGCTATTTAGAGGTGCATGAACACACTTTTATCGAATGCCGCGAGTGGCATCAACTGTGCAACGAAACCGATCAGCCGTTAAAGTTGATTGAGATTCAGTATGGTCAAGATTGTGTAGAAGACGATATTCTACGCAAATAACTTTATCAGTTATTAATAATAATGACGCCTGTTTTGATCTTGTCTGCTTTCGCGGATGATTTCAACAACAGTGGTCATAAATTTATAAATTGAAGTTAGCAGTGATTTCATTTCAACATTCCTAATTTTTTGTATTGTGCCAATTGGCGATTTGCTCGTTGAGTTCCAAATTCTTCCAAGCTGCGGTATACCGCTAGAAAAAATAATTTAAATTTAGAATCCATAACGACCACCTTTGCTGTATGAATACACTTTTGACCAGTGGTCAACTTCTGCTGCACTTTGTGGATTTTTGCTGGCGATATAATTTTCGAATTCGCTGGTCTGTTTGAAAATTCTTTGTAAGAATTTTTTAATAGATTTTAACATTTTGTGTTCCTTTTCTATATTGGCTATATCAGTGGAAACCATATTAGTGTTTCTACTGACATAGTATTTATTGCAGCGCAACAAATCCATACTGAGTATAGATATTATAAATATACTATAATTAGAGGCTACTCATGAGATTTCACGAATTTAACATACTAAAAGAATTTGCAGATGTGCCTATGGACCCAAAATCGGCCGCCATAATCAAAGATATTAAGAGAGGCGCCACACCTGCAAATGTTTTACTTAAACTTCGTAGTTTTTTAACAAAATTAGTAGGCCAAGAAACAGCGCCGGAGCCTGTAGAACCCGTAGAACCTGCCCCTGTTGGTGCGGTACCTCCTGCTCCTGCTCCTGCTCCTGCAATTGTCCCACCCAAAGAGTTGGCAGAACCAATTGAGCCAGAACTGCCGCCTAATGAGAAGCAAGTAAAAGAAGCCCGCGGCAAAGAAAAAGCTGTTGGCAGTGTTGACCTGCAAATTTACGAACTGATGAAAAAAGCCCGGCCCGGTGATGCAGACAAAGTTTGGGCTTTTTACAATCGTTCAATGTTAGAAGAATACATTATTCCGGCATTGAACGCCAAGGATATTATTAAACCTGATGATCATACTCGCGTATTAAATTTATTCATCCATGCGCCTGGATCTCTGGAAGACAAGGTCAGTGTAGCTATGAAGATTGACGACAGTGGCCGTTATCCTGGCACAGGCGGCGGTGTGATTAAAACCAAAGATATGCTGCGCCCCGGTGCAGGTTCAATTGACAAGTTAATGACCGAATCTAATCCTACACTAGATTATATTAAAAAGAATCTAATTACATTCAGAGTGCAGCCCAGCACAACGGCAGTTAATACTGGTGATGGTGAGGCGTTTTTCCTGATATTGGGATCAGGTATTGCCAAATTGGGAGCAGGTGATTTGAATGTGCTGGGGCGAGAAGTGGAAGTCAAAGCACAAGGAGCTCGTCTTAAAGGATTTGGTGGTAAAGGTGTTTACGGTGACGGAGCAACTTACTGGACTAAATTCAATAAAGATCTCATGAGTCTCATCAAAGCTGCCGGAGTTAAAGAGCTT